GGAAACCAGCCCGGTTTCCCGGGCTGGGTGGTGCTTAGGCCAGCTTGGTTACTGTGCTACGCTTTGCCTGTCCATCGGCACGCTTGGCTAACAGCGCAATGTAGGGGTTGCCGAATCGGTTGGCTAACAGCACTGGTTCCGTGCCACCTTCAGGGATATACAGCGAGTACTTGTTGATCGCTGCCTTGCGAGCTTTCGCCAGCTTGGTCAGGGTTTCGTAGCATTCGACTGCATTCTCTGCGGTGAACTTACCCTCTGAATCTTTCTTGAGAGCGATCTCACCTTTGGTATTGAGAACGATGGACACTGAACCTTCAAAGGTCTTTGCAGACATGATGTATACTCCAGTACAGATTGTTAAAGAGCGGGAGCGGTTTGCATCCCGCTCTGTCGTTGCCGTTGCATCGACAAATTCAGACTACCAAAACAATACAAGGTTGTCAAGTTAGCAGGGTTTGCCTAGGCTTTGAGCATAAAGATTCGTGTTGCATTGCAGCACAAGACAGAACAAAGAGGGGGGCACATGGACTGGCAAAGCGATGACCGCCCCTATTAGTAGTAAACCTCGTAATCTACAACCCTCAAAACCGAACATTAAATATTCCTTAGCCCCCTCTTTTCAAACCCAAAAAAATTCCAGCCCCCAAAAAGGTACGTGTAAAGTTATCACAAGCACTGCCTATTGACACGCGTGTAGGACACAGCTATATTCCGCTCATGGACAATCTGCCCCTGAACCACACCAAGTGGAATGACCGACTGGCTTTCGATGTGGCATTGACCCTCGAAGGCAGTGGTGAAACGCTCCAAGAAATTATGGGGCGCCATAACATTTCCGCCAATGATCTGTTGGTATTCAACGCCGACCCGGTCTTCTTAAAGAAGGTGGAGATGTACCGTGAGGAAGTGCGAGAGAAAGGGATTACGTTCAAGCTCAAGGCTCGCGCCCAAGCGGAAGAACTCCTGACAACATCTTGGTTGTTAATCCACGACCCGGTGGTATCTCCTGCTGTGAAGGCCGACCTCATTAAATCCACAGTCAAGTGGGCGGGGCTCGAACCGAAGAACGATGTCACGACAGAAGGTGGCACCGGTGGTGTACGGATTATGATCAATCTTGGTAACAACCCCAGTGACGCGCGCACCATTGAAGCGTCCACAATCGAGGCCGACGATGCAACTACCATCGAGTATTCAGAGTCAGTTCAGTGATACGTACAACGGAGTACCAGCGGCTAGGTTTAGATCCACGACCGAAGCCAAGAACATGGAAGCGACCCTGCGCGAGCACCGCCAGTCCTACCAGACCAAGATCAGCAAGTCCAAGAAAACCGGGCGTGAGTTCATCGTGATGCTGCTCGACCCCACGCAAGAGGTACCCAGTGGCACTTGATATTTCCTACACCCCACCCCCGACTGGTAAGAAGTTCATGGCCAGTGACGCCAAGATGCGCGTCCTGATGGGGCCGGTGGGTAGCGGCAAGTCTGTTACCTGTTCGTTTGAAATCGTGCGACGCGCCTCCATGCAAGAACCCAACGCCCAAGGCATACGCAGAACACGAGCGGCCATCGTGCGCGAGACTGCGCGCCAGTTGCAAGATACAACGATCAAGACCTTCCTCGACTGGTTTCCGCCGGGGCAGTGTGGGCAGTATATGCGCACGACCAAGACGTATTTCTTCAAGGTCGGGGATGTTGAGTGTGAGATTATGTTCCGCGCGTTGGACGATGCGGACGATGTGGCCAACCTGAACTCGTTGGAATTGACCTTCGCGTGGTTTAACGAGTGTCGCGATATTCACCCGGACATTATGGACGCCATGTCCAAACGGGTGGGGCGCTTCCCCTCCTCCAAAGATGGGGGGCCGACATGGCATGGGATGTGGGGCGACACCAACCCGCCCACGATGGATACGTGGTGGTACTACCAGTTGGAAGGACTTGACCCGAAAGATGGTGTCTCATCCAATGATAACGGCTGGGCCGTGTTCAAGCAGCCCTCGGGGCGCAGTGTCTACGCTGAGAACGTGGAGAACTTGCCAGACGGATACTACGATACCCAAGGTCGCTCGGAGGAATACATCCGGGTGTACATCGACGGTGAGTATGGCCTGTCAAGTAACGGGATGCCGGTGTACAAATACTTCCGGCCGGACTACCACATGGCCAAAGATCGGTTACGTGTTATCACCAACGGCGTACGCCCCGTGTACGCCCCGTTGTCATCGGGATGGACTTAGGGTTAACCCCAGCCGCAGTGATCGGGCAGCAAGATCCTCGGGGNCGCGCACTCATACTTGACGAGTGTGTGTCGTTTGACATGGGCATCCAACGGTTTATTCGCACCATGCTCAAGCCTCTGCTGTACGAACGGTTCCCCGGGGCACCCGTGTTGATTGTTGTTGACCCAGCCGGTGTGCAGCGCGCGCAGACTGATGAGCGCAGTGCGGTGGACATCATCAAAGCCGAAGGGATGCGGGTCATGCCGGCCAAGACGAACAACGTGTCGGCGCGGGTCAACGCGGTCGATGAGTACCTCATGCGCCAAGTCGATGGAGATCCGGCGTTCCTTGTCGATCCGCGGTGCACCCAGCTCAAGGCTGCCATGATGGGTGGGTATCGGTACAAACCCAAGGGCGATGGCGACATCGACAAGAACAAACACTCCCACGTAGCTGAAGCACTTCAGTACCTCATGTTGCATATAGGCAACGCAAGCGAGGGCAATGCGCTTGGGCAGCGCCGAGAGATTAAAAGAGTTCCTGCGACAGGCTGGACATGATATGATTACATCACTGTGCCCCTCCACAGTGTCACTCTCCTCTCCCAGCAATGGGGGTTTGCCCCTGTCGAGCTCTGCTCCGGGGGTTTCTTTTTTGTTGCCCACGTGTATACTTCGTGGTAGAACCTTAACAGCGGAGGCTGACATGGCTACTAAACCGAATACAATGTACTCAACAAACCCGAAAATGGATGGCTCAGGTATTACTGCCAAGCAACCACGGTCTGAGATGGTGCAAACCAAGACAGGGTACAAAGATGTACCGCTCGAACCTAACATCGTAACGGGTGGAATGCTGTACAAAAAAGGTTTAATGAAGCAAGAAAACTTCCGTAAAGATGTTGCCATTACGCGCCCTGAGATGCTTAAGGAAGCTGCGAAGATGGTTAACCAAGGTACCCCGCCGAAGTATGCGATGGATGTACTTGAGGAAAAAGTGGAAGCGCGTGATAATTACAACACCTGTTCCTACTGGGATAAGTAAATGGCCGGACTAACATTCTTGCGGGTCGTGAGTAACTCTGATCTTGCCAAGCAAGAAAAAGAGGTATCCGATCGCGCACTCCAAGAACGACAGAACCAGCCCGTTATCCTTGGGCTCGCAGGGTATTTGCGCCAGTGTTGGGATGTTGCCCGCCTTGCCAAACGTCCGATCGAGTATAAGATGCTGCGCGCGATGCGCCAGCGCAACGGTGAGTACGAAGCCGACAAGTTACAACAGATCCGTGGACAGGGCGGATCAGAAATTTACATGATGATTACCGAGGTCAAGTGCCGCGCTGCGGAGTCTTGGCTTAGAGACATCTTGCTTGACAACGGCTCGCCTCCTTGGGACTTACACGCAAGTCCCATCCCTGATCTTCCTCCTGCGCAGTCGCGCGAGATCCAAGCGATGTTTGCTGAGCGTGTGCTCAAGATCGTCGAGGAGTACGGTAAAGCGCCGACCCAAGAGGAGATGCGCGAGATTAAAGAGATGGTGTCGCAAGACTACCGCTTCTCCGTAATGCAAGAAGCGCAGCTTCGCGCTGACCGCATGAAGGTTAAGATTCAAGACCAGTTCGCCCAAGGCGGCTGGGAAGATTCGTTCAACGACTTTATCACCGACCTCGTGACATTCCCCACGGCCTTTATTAAGGGGCCGATTGTACGCAGACAGCGTACCCTTGGGTGGGCGACTGATGCTTCGGGGCGTACCATTGTTGAGCCCGTAGAGAAACTGGGGCCTGAGTACGAACGTGTCGATCCCTTCCGTATTTATCCCGAGCCGGGCATTACCAACATCAGTGAAGGGTATATGTTCGAGCTGCACCGCATGACCCGCATGGAGCTCTCCGATCTGATCGGTGTTCCGGGGTACGATGAGGATGCGATTCGCCAAGTGCTTGAGAATGGTAACGGCACCTCATGGATCAATGAGGATGTGGAGCTTCAGAAGGACGAGGAGGAGCGTAAGTACTACGCCTATATGCGTCCGACAACGGAGTTCGATGCTCTTGAGTTCTGGGGTAAAGTCTCTGGCAAGATGCTTATTGAGTGGGGGCTGGACGAGGAAGAAGTCCCTGATCCGGCACGTGAGTACGATGCAAACGTCTGGCTGGTGGGCAACTACGTCATCAAGGCTGTGTTGAACTACGACCCCCTCGGTGAGAAACCATACGCCAAGACATCGTTTATCAAGTGCCCCGGCGCGTTCTGGGGTAAAGGCATACCTGAGATCATTGAAGACCTCCAAAGCGTCTGTAACGCCGCGGCAAGGGCTCTGGTGAACAACATGGGTATCTCCTCTGGCCCGCAGGTCGAGGTCAACGTCGAGCGCCTACCTCCCAACGAAGACATCACTACGCTGTCGCCTTGGAAGATCTGGCAGACGATCAACGATCCGGTCGGTTCAAGTGCGCCGGCAATTCGCTTTACGCAGCCTGATTCACGTGCCAACGAGTTGATGGCTGTTTACGAAAAGTTTAGCCGTTTGGCTGACGATCACTCCGGTATTCCTGCCTATGTCTACGGCGACCTCAACGTGCAAGGTGCTGGGCGTACATCGTCTGGCCTGTCCATGTTGATGGGTGCTGCGGGTAAAGGCATCCGGCAGGTCGTCATGCACATTGACACCGATGTGGTCAAACCAATTGTCATGCGTCAGTTCGTGTACAACATGAGATATGACGAAGACGAATCCATTAAGGGCGATGTTGTTGTCATGGCCAAGGGCGCGATTAACCTCGCGGTCAAGGAGACAGTCAAACGTACGCCGAATCGAGTTCCTCAATGCAACTGCCAACCCCGTGGATATGGAAATCATGGGNNTGGAGGGCAGAGCGAGTATCCTTCGTGAAATCGCTAAAGGGTTGCAAATGCCCGTGGACGAAGTTGTTCCAACTCGGGAGAAGTCTGGCTACCAGAATCGTATCCAAGCAATGGCTCAAGCGGTTGCATCGCAACAAGCTCCGGCTGAGCAGGGTACGCCAACGCAGCCAGATGGTTCCCCCAAAGGTGGACAAGAAGGTAACACGGTCAGTAGTAGAGTCAGTGGGATGGCAGCATGATTAAGCCCGAGCCACGGATCATCAAAGGACTGGCAATGTCAGTTCGTCAACACCCAGAGATTCTGGAGTGGCTTGATGGTCTCCTCGTGCATGAACTCAAGCGGCTACCCTACGCAGTAGAAAATCCGGCAGTGTTTCAGGGGCGCTGCCAGATGCTAGTCGAACTCATTGAGTTCGCTAAAGAGACCCCTGCCGTAGCGGCAAAGTTATAATGTAACTCGCCGTCTAATCACGCACACCGTTAGGAGCGTTCAACATGGCACTTCCAGAGCAAATTCGCAAACAGACCGCGGCAGTTCAAGAGTTGTACAAGCAGCTCAACACGGACGACAACACAGGCACACCTCCAGAAGGTGAGGCCGATGGCACCGTTCCGCCCGTTGAAAACGCAGTAGCTACTCCCCCCGCCGACGAGAACGCTGACGCGAATAATGCGGCTCCGTCACCCACGAGTGAGCAGAAGTCGGGTGATGACAATGCGCCAGAAGAAACTATCGTCCAGAAGTACCGGACATTACAAGGTATGTATAACGCTGAAGTTCCGCGGCTGCACCAGCAGAACCGTGAGATGCAACAGCGCGTACAGAGTATGGAACAGTTGCTTGCTTCGCTCTCAGCACAGCAGTCGGCTCCCACCTCGCAACCTATTCAGGCGGAGAAACTTGTTTCCGAGCGTGATGTTGAGGAGTATGGAGAGTCGCTTGATGTGATGCGCCGGGTGTCGCGCGAGGAGTTAATCCCCGTTGCCCAACGCCTCGGACATATCGAGCAGATGTTGCAGCAGATGCAGACGCAGGTTGTGCCGCAAATGCAAGCCGTTGCGCACCGCCAGCAGTTGTCATCCGAGCAGCAGTTCTGGGCCGACCTTGCATCCGTGGTTCCTAATTACCGTGAGATTAACGGTAACGAGGCATTTCAATCATGGTTGCTGGAGGCCGATCCACTGACTGGCATTACCCGCCAGACATATCTTGATGACGCACAACGCGGGCTTGATGCGCGCCGAGTCGCCAACTTCTTCCGTACTTGGCTTGAGAATACTGGACAAGCTACCGTTGCTCAATCCACAGGATCGAACTCCCAATCGGAATTGGAGAGACAGGTTTCCCCCGGTCGTTCAAGAGGCACCGGAGCACCCGCCAATCCAAACAAGGCTAAGGTATACAGCCCGCAAGACATCGAAAAGTTTTTTGACGATGTTCGAGCAGGACGTTTCAAAGGCCGCGAGCAAGAGCGAAATCGAATTGAACGCGACATCTTCGCTGCACAGCGTGAGAATCGCATCCAAGTTAACGCGTAATTAGAGGATTTACATCATGTCTTTTCCCGTCTCCCCCGGCCGCCCAAACTATAGCGGCAACTTCATCCCAGAAATCTGGTCTGGCAAACTGATCGAGAACTTCTACGACGCCACTGTGCTCGCAGCAATCTCGAACACCGACTACGAAGGTGAAATTCGCCAGTATGGTGACACGGTTAATATCCGCACCACACCCGAAATCACAATCCGTGACTACGTGAAAGGCCAGAGCCTGACCGTAGAAAACCCAGACAAGCCAAAGATCCAACTCGTGATCGACAAGGGCGAATACTTCGCTTGCGTGGAAGACGATGTGGATAAGGTTCAGTCCGACATCAACCTGATGGATACATGGTCAAAGGACGCCTCCGAGCGTATGAAGATCAAGATCGACCAGCGCGTGTTGACCGACATCCTCCCCGGTATCAGTGCCTTTAACAAGGGTGCAACTGCTGGCGAGCAAACCAATTCGTTTAACCTCGGCACAACCGGCGCTCCGCTGACTGTGACTAAGGATGGCGCATCGAGCACCACTTCCGTTGTCGATCTTCTGGTTGACCTCGGCACAGTGTTGGATGAGGCTAATGCTCCTGAAGGCGATCGCTTCGTAGTTATCCCCGCCAAGATGGCCGGCTTGATTAAGAAGTCCGAGCTCAAGGATGCTTCGCTGACTGGTGACAGTATGTCTATCGTCCGCAACGGCCGCCTCGGTATGGTTGATCGCTTCACCATCTACGTGAGTCATAACCTGAACGCATCGTCTGGCAAGTACAGCATCGTCGCTGGCCACAAGATGGGCTTCACGTTTGCTTCGCAGATGACGAACATGGAAACCATCCGCTCCGAGTCCACCTTCGGCAACATCATCCGTGGCTTGCAGGTCTACGGCTACAAGGTTGTCAAAGGCGAAGCTCTGGCTCAGGCTGTCGTCAGCTTCTAAATGACGGGGGCTTCGGCCCCCTTCACGCACACATTTAAAGGAAATTAAAATGGCTGCTTATACAGATACTTTAGGTTTTAACAAGGGCACTGCTGCCTTCCCAGCAAATACAACTGAGGTCTCGAAGTTTGAGGTTGAGTTGGATTTTGCTGCGATTGTTGCTGCGCGTCTTGCTTCCGGTGCTACAGCTTTGGCTGCGGCTGATACATTGCAAGTCATTGCATTGCCCGCTGGGTCTGTTGTTTTGTCTGCTGGTCTGCGAGTTATTTCCGCAGAGACAGTCAACACGACAGCTACATTTGATTTAGGCTTTACTGGTGGCTCTCCTGCTGCTGCTAATGCCTACGCAAATGACTTAGCTTCAAACGCTTTGGCTTATGGTATTGAAGCGCTTGCCAATCCAACGGCTGTTACTTCGGCTGACACCATTGATATTCTCTTGAATACTGCCGCCCCCACCAACTGCGTCGTGAAAGCGTTCGCGATTGTTGCTAACGTCAGCTAACCCGCGGGGGCACTAGCCCCCGTTTCTCAAGGAGAATATTATGGGTGTTTATACAGGTATTGCCCAAGACAATGTAACCATTAACAGCGGTCAAGCAACATTGCAGACGCTTACTGTTACCGGTACATTGACTGCTTCGGGTGGTGTGCGTCTTCCTGTTGCAGCAGTTGCTGCCGCAGGTGCCAACCAAGGTAATGCAGCCGCATTGTCCGAGGGTCTGAATGTCGTTTCGGCGGCAGATGGTACCAAGGGTGTGCGTCTTCCTACAGCGGTAGCTGGTGCAGTTGTGATCGTAAAGAACACCGCTGCTGCGGCGTTAAAAATCTACCCCGCCACTGGGGCAGCAGTTAACGCAGTTACGGCCAATGATGCGTATAGCATCACTAACCTGACCAGTACGATGTTGGTCGCTTCGTCGGCTACACAATGGTACTCTGTACCGCTTGTAGCGTCTTAATGTAGCATAGCAGGGGGCTTCGGCTCCCTGTTTACGCGGAGACTGATATGAAACCCGCAATGAAGAAAGCTACAAAGTAAACGGCGTAGCAGATAACGCGAAAGGATTAAGTCATGGCAAATAACCTGACGGGCTCGACGATTGCATCAACCTACAGCCAGTTGCTCCATGTTAACGGCGGCCCTACTGCGACTGAAAAAACAGTCTATAGTGGAACTGGCGTAGCAACAGCATTCCGCGTGGGGACAACATCGGCGTCTGTCGGTAACGTCCAGTTTTCCGGGAGTACGGTGCAAGCTATCTCTGGGGACTTAATACTTGGTTCGGATATTGCGTTTGCCAGTGAAACGAACGCGCGTACTGCGCTCGGCCTTGGTACGATGGCGACCCAAGCAGCCAATAATGTAGCGATCACAGGTGGCGCGGTTTCTAATGTTACTTTTACCGGATCGTTTGTAGGGATTACCCTAATTGAGTCCGATAAGTTCTCTACCAAGAACGGCGGCGATGGGGTCTCCCTTGAGAGTAACAACATTTTTGCAGAAGGTGCTAGCACCAACCTTGATTTAAATATCGCAGCTAAGGGTACGGGGGAAGTCAACGTCACCAATATCGACGTACTCAGTGGAAAGGTACCGTTTAACACGATTACCAATCGTGCTTATACTTCGTTTTTTGATGCTGGGACTACTGATCAAACTGGTAGTACAACTGACCGTACTGCTGTTAAATGGGCGACCGCCGCTGTTACCGGTGCCGGGATTACGGTAGCTAGTAATAGCCGCCTCACGTTCGCCGCAGCGGGGACGTACCGAGTTAACGCCAGTTTACAGTTTCTTAACAGCGACAACACCGTACGAACAGTTGACCTTTGGTTTGCTAAGAATGGTACCAATATTGCAAATTCAGGAGCGCGGATTACCGTACCCGCGAACAACGCCGGTGGCACGTACCTTGCTGCCTATGAAATTTTTGAGACAGTAGCCGCAAACGACTACGTCGAAATGTATTGGTATCCTTCTAACGTATCAGCTAAGTTGCAATACATTGCGCCTGTTGCTGCTAACCCCGGCGTAACTCCCGCGATTCCCGCAGTGCCCCCCGCTATTGTTGTCGTTGAGAGGATTGCGTAATGGCTAAGACCCCCGCATGGACACGCAAGGAAGGTAAAGACCCTGAAGGCGGATTGAATGCTAAGGGTCGCGCTTCTTAACAACAAAGCTAATCCGGGTAAACCCGGACTTAAAGCCCCGCAGCCTGAAGGCGGCCCACGTAAGAAATCCTTTTGTGCCAGAATGGAAGGCATGAAAAAGAAACTGACGTCGGCTAAAACTGCCAACGATCCAGATAGTCGCATCAACAAAAGCTTACGAGCGTGGAAGTGCTGACATGGCCGAATCCAAACCCAACAACCCTGCGCTGTGGAGTACTGTAAAATCAGCAGCGAAGAAAAAGTTTGACGTTTACCCCAGTGCCTACGCCAATGCTTGGGCAGCTAAAGAGTACAAGAAGCGCGGTGGCTCTTGGTCTGGCGCAGATAACAGGGTGAAGAAACGTGGCTAAAGGCGGACTCGGTAAATGGTTCGGAGAGAAATGGGTCGATGTCAAAACTGGCAAGGCCTGTGGTCGCTCCGGCGAGGAGAAATCCAAGCGCGGTTATCCTGCGTGTCGCCCCGAAACTGCTGCAAAGAAGATGACTTCCAGTGAGAAGCAGTCAATTACAAGTAAGAAAACTGGGCCGGCTCGACAGTCATGGCCTGTAACTCCCTCCGGTAAAAGGAAAACTAAATGAGCAAGATGTATATCCGCGTTAAGAAAGATGGTTTTATCTATGAGTTCAACGAGATCCTTGCGAAGAACCCCGATTGCGAGGTAATCGCAGAGGAAGTTGCTTACCCTGAGCGTTTTGTCCCAGCTCATGTCGTTGAGCGTGTTGTCCCCCCTAAACTGCGGGTTGCGCGCAAAGAACGTAAAGGTGCGCTTGATCTGTCAACTGATGACATTCCCGAGCGGCCAGCGTATACTGCACCAGAACTGGCCGCTGACGCCAGCCGTGGGATGCCATAATGACACCAGCCGAAGTCATCACCGAAGTACGTCGTATCATTCAGGATATGCGCGAACCGTATCGCTATAGCGATTCAGTGCTTCTAGGGTTTGTGAACCAGACTCTCAAGCGGATGGTGATGCTTCGCCCGGATTTATTCGCAGTGGTCGGTGACTTTGCGACAACGACTGGCACTGTGTTGCAGAGCTGCCCCACAGACTCTACCCGGTTAATCGAAATCTTTCAGGTCAAGGACGGTAACGCCGTGACCGAAGTCAGTCGTAGTACGCTTGACCGCACGGCACCCGGGTGGTTGAATGAGACCCCCGGTCAGCCTGTGAACTTCATGCGTCACGTGCGTAACCCCAACCGCTTCTTTGTGTACCCGCCTCCCGCAGCCGGTGTTGTGCTTGTGGGTGAGTACGCTCAGACTCCGCCGGACTACACTCTGAATCAAGAGGTTACGTTCCCAACTGATACGTATTTCCCAACCGTGGTTGACGGTACCGTGTTCTTGGCAGAGTCTGTCGATAACGAACACGTGAACTCTGGGCGCGCTAAGCTGTTCCAAGAAGCGTTTGTGCAGGGGTTGGGGGTCAGCCTCCAGTCACGTACACTCACGGATACGCCCTCAGCGGGCCTTGATCCCAAAGAGGTAATCTGATGGCAGACCGTACCTTCGCCTCGCTCGTGCCCCGTATACAGGCCTCTGTACCCGGGTGTCCTCATGCGACCATCGTACAGTACATCCGTGATACGGCGATTCGTTCGTGTGAGCGAACACTTGCATGGCGGTTTCAAATCCCAGTATTTAAACTGATCCCGGGTGTGCCGGAGTATGCGTACAATAAACCCGCGAGCACAGATGTTCATGCTGTGTTTGAAGCCGTGGTTAACAACAGCCCACTTGAGCGGCTAACGCTTGAGAAAGCAATTGAGCTCTACCCGCAGTGGGTGGATTTATTCGGTGGGCTAGACCCGCAAGGGATATGGGATCAGTTCCCCGGTAATCAGTTCAACAACTATCAGTACAACGAAGAACAATTTAACGGTGGTGATGAGTTCGTACTCCCACCCGAAGCTCTTGAAAATGCAAGCACTCCTCAGTCCATCACACAAGTTTCGCCGGATCGGTACATCATCCTTCCTACACCTGACGATGAAAGAGACTACTTGTGCCGGATGTTTGTCGCGCTCAAACCTAAGCGTACCTCTACAGGTATGGAAGCGGTTATGTTCGACGAGCTCGAAGAAGTCATCATGCACGGTGCGCTACAGCACTTGCTGGTATTACCGAATACTAATTGGTCAGACCGGGAACTCGCTGCCTACCATGCGAAACAGTATGTGTTCCAGATTGCTGAGCGCCGTGCGCGGGCGAACCTAGGAACTGTGCGCGGTATGCTCCGTGCGAGAATGCAGCCGTTTGGCGCTTAATTAAAAGGAATAGACATGGCGATTAAGCTACAGAATAACGCGGAGAGTTTGCTCGACGCACCTCTAGGTACCTCTGACACTGTTATCGAGGTGCAAACTGGTGGCGGTGCGCAGTTCCCTACGCTTATTTCTGGCGACTATTTCTATGCTACGTTGTCCGGTGTTGACGGGGCGCGAGAGATTGTGAAGGTTACTGCCCGAACTGGCGATACGTTGACCGTTGTTCGTGCTCAAGAAGGTACGACTGCGGCAGGGTTTTCAAGCGGCGCTAAGATTGAACTTCGTGTAACCGCTGCGTCAGTACGCGACTTAGTTGCCGAGCATGATGACGCCTCTGAGATAGCAGTCGCTGACGCGGGTGGGTATTTTACTGCTACGAATGTTGAAGATGTGCTGCAAGAAATTGGAGCCGGTGGCATTGAATTGCCAGCGTCAAACGTCTCCGTTGTTGATTCAGGTGGGTACTTCACTGCAACAAATGTAGAAGACGCGCTCCAAGAGATTGCCTCCGGGACTGTAACCGTTACAGCTTCAAATGTTTCTGTTGTCGATGCGGGCGGGTATTTTGCTGGTACAGATGTAGAGTCCGTCTTGCAAGAACTCGGGGCCTCTGGCGGAAGCTTTGGGGTATTCACATTTGTAGATAATTTTGTGGGTGACGGAGTTGATACTACGTTTACGCTAGGCCGCGAACCTCTCGCGCAAAACCTCATTGATGTGTACATCAATGGCGTCTATCAGGATAAGAATACGTTTGTCTTTTCCGGGACAACACTAATCTTTAATAACCCCCCACCCCTGAACGCAGGTATCGAGGTTGTCACAAATGCCAACATTACGGCCGGGGCGATCAGTGCTACGAATGTACTCTACACACCAGCAGGAAGCGGTGCGGTCGTTACAAACGTCCAAGCTAAGTTGCGTGAGACTTTAATTTCTCGCAACGAATATGACACAGACGGTAATTTTAATTCCGCTAAAGCAGCCAGCCCGACCGTTCCATCATTAGACGGTGTAGGAAATTTTGAATCTAAAATTACACCTGAAGGTGAAAGTACTCAAATTGATTTAAGCGCAGCAGTTCGCCCCTCTGGCGGCATGAACCGTGGTCGGGTTAATTATAGGAGCGTTGATTCTGTTGAAGTAATTGTTCCTGAAGATATTGTCATGGGCGGCTTTCGCTTTATGGGGCAATACAAAAAAGGTCGTGCTCCCGTATATAAATCTGGGGTACCTTACAGAGCAATTGTTAATTTTGGCACAGACCTCGGCGCAGAGAGCACACCTAAAGCAGACAATTGGTACGCAGTTTTTGCTTGCGCCAACGATGGTGATACTAACGTAACGTATAAGCTGATGCCGTTCTTGCGGGTTGGGTCTGTTGTAGGCTCTCTTTGCAACCTTAGCTCTAACGCAGAAAACACATTTACGGATGTGCCTACTACTTATTCTTGGAGCGCAGGAAACGACACATTGGCTGGCGTAGATTGTTTGGTTATTAACGAGGGTGCAGACAATCGGTTTTCTGGACGTATTGCAACAATAACTGACAGCAGAGCTGATACTGTTTTGTTAGATACCATAGGACAAATCGGTGCTTTAGATTTCCTGCTTCCTGCCCCACCTAACTTTGACCATTATTGTTATCTTGCGACTTTTTACTTAGAAACTTCTCCAGTACCATTAGGTGTTGAAGCGAGAAACATTGCAGATAGTGGTGTGATTGTAATGGGTCGCAACGTCAATAATACTGATCCTAATTGGACAAGCACAGGTGCGGTTGCAGGCCCACCCGGCAATAAAATTGAATGGAGTACGTTAATTTCTCCGCTTGCTACTGGTGCTTATTTTATTTCTACAATGGCTACGTCAACAAGCGGCGGCGGCGATATATTCACACATTTTTCGCACGACGGTAGCAATCACGAAGTTGCTGTGCATAGCTATTACAAAGCGGTTGAAGCAAGTGCTAGCGCACAAACTTCCAATACGTTTGTTTGTTTTTCGCAAGGTCAATTTATGTATTTCTGGGTTGATGGAGGTCTTGCTTCGTCAAGAGTATCCAGTAATTTACTAGGCACAGGGTGGATTGAGCCATGAATGAAATTATTTTATCTCTTGGCGGAATTGCAAAACTTAATGGTTCTTGCCCATCAAACGCTACTGACGAACAGCTTGCTGCTTTTCTCAACAGCATTACATACGCTGAGGGTAGAGCAAAATTAACTGTCGCAGAGGTTCGTGAACAGCAATCTAAAATGATTGCAGAACAATCGACTCGTGATCGGCAAGATCAAAACATTCAAGCTCGTCAGTATTTAGATTCTACTGATTGGTATATTCTGCGCCAACTAGAGATTGACAAACCTATCCCTGCTGATGTTCTTGTCGCTCGTCAGCAAGCTAGAGAATCAATTAAATAAGGATTTATTATGGCTGACAAAAAAATTTCTGCGTTGACCGCTGCCACTACACCGCTTGCGGGTAGTGAGGTTTTGCCTATTGTTCAAGGCGGCGCAACTGTTAAAGTAAGTGTAGACAATCTGACTACGGGTAAGCCTGTTAGTATGAGCAACCTTACATACACAGGCACACTTACAGGCAGCACAAGTGTAGTCAATATTGGTTCAGGGCAGATTTATAAAGCGGCTGATGGAAAAGTCGGCGTAGGCGCTGCTGATCCTATTGGTATGTTAGACATTAAAAACAATGCGGGTACAGGCAACCACGATATTTTACGATTAAGACGAAGCTCTGTCACTTCAGGAAATCGCAGTTCTATTCTTTGGACATCAGACGATTTTAATCCTGATTTAGAGTACGCACGAATAGATGCAATTGTTACGTCTGGTACGTCTGGCGATTTAGTATTTAGTCCGGCAGTAGGCTCAACTCCTACTGAACAATTTAGGGTTGCATCTACTGGTAATGCTACTTTAGCCACAGGCAACCTCGTCATCGGCACAGCAGGTAAAGGCATTGACTTCTCCGCTGACCCCTCTGCTGCTGGGATGACGAGCGAGTTGTTGGCTGATTATGAGGAAGGGACGTTTACTCCAACGGTTACAGCATCAACTGGCACACTTACAAGCGTTACTGTTGGTGTATGTAATTACACAAAAATTGGACGGCAGGTAACTGTAAATATGCAAATTACAATTACAAATGCTGGGACAGGAAGCGGAACTTTGGTGGCAACTTTACCTTTTACAAACGGTGCGTCTGTTGGTAATGGAACTGGTAGAGAAAATGCTTTAACAGGCAGCCAATTACAAGTAGGTGTTTCTGCTTCTGGTACGTCTGCAAGCATTTTAGAGCCAGACAATACAACTGTCATCGCCACAAATGCTGCTGTTCGTGCAACGCTGACGTACTTTGTTTAAGGAATAGCTATGGCACTCACAAAAGTATCGTACTCAATGATTAATGGTGCGCCGTTTAACGTACTGGATTATGGTGCTGTTGGCGATGGCGTAGCTGACGATACCGCCGCAATTCAAGCTGCTGTAGACGCGGCGGATGGTGATTATGTTTTTTTTCCAAACGGCACATACCGTATTACTGATTCAATTACACGATTGACAAGCACAACAGAAACTTTTATTAACGGAATGAAGTTAATTGGTGAAGGTTTAAACACCATTATCAAAATTGATGCCAACAACAAACCAGCATTGCTGTGGGATGTTGGTTATGTACCTGACGGAACAATTGGCCCAACGCTTAAATTTACCCGTGATTCAGAAGTTTCAAATTTAGCTATTCAGCAAGCATCTGGTCGCACCGGATGTGACGGTATGAAGCTGACCGCAGCATGGAATCTACGCATGACAAATGTGTGGATTACAGGAATGTCAGGTCATGCAATAAACGTACCTTTTCGTTCTGACATTTTTCCTGTTATCTCTGACTATTGGCAATGTTTTGCTTTTGACATTCAACAATGTAGATTCTCTGAATGTACGGGCTGGGGTCTAAACTTTGCAGGTGGTCAATCGCCGGGGCTATGGACGGTCAACCAATGCACAATTACTAACAATGCAGCGGGTGGAATATATTGCTCCCAAGGTCAGTTTGACTTAACAGACAATTTAATTGTTGGCTGCGGAACATTTGGAGTCGCTAATAGCGGCGGTATGTTTGTCGATGTTTTGGAAGGCCCACAATTTGTAGCGTATGTTGCTCGAAATGAATTTGATACAAACCAAAACTTTCATTTGGCTGGCTATCGACTTGAATCTTGGGTTGTTGAGCAAAACAGGTTTTTGTCTAGCACGTTCTCTGCGACAACTGGCGGAACTGTAGTTGCTACAGGTGGGTTTATGCGTCCACCAATTCATGTGTCAGTTGGTGCAGGATCACCCGCAGGATATTATCCAATCAACAGCACGTTTTCTCAAAACTATCATCGAAGCACACCGACATCCGCAGAGGCTATCGTTTGCTATTCGACAGGTGGTCAGTTAAACCAAAACCGTTTTATTGACAATCAAATTCAAACAAACGGAAACTCAACAGGTGTTATTCGTTATACAGGAACTGTTGTAACAGAAGGAACTAACGAAGTAATACACGATACCGTAGCGTTATTTGGACAACCATATTTTAGAGCTACCACATCCGCAGGTACATCTGTAACAAATAGCGGTTCTCCGCAAACCGTGTTGTTTAATACACTTCAAATTAGTGGCGGTGGATACTCTAGCAGTCTTAATACAACTACTGGAATCTTTACCGCACCCGAAGCGGGACTGTATCAACTTAGCGCAACGGTCGGGTTTAATAGCGCATCAACTGTTGATGGGCGTATCGGTTTTGGTATTAACGGTGCGACTATGGTTTCACAAGCAAATGCTGGAGCAGGAACAGTAAACACTCCAATATTGCAAGCTGCGACTTTAAGAAAGTTAATAAAAGGTGATACTGTGCGAGTATTAGCATCCCACACAAGCGCAGGAAGCGTCACTACATTAACAGATCAGGCGCAAGCAGAATTTTCAGTTTATAAAATTCCTAATACTTAATTGATTTCAACCGGAGGTTGTTATGGCTTTAGAGAAAATTGAAGTAGTAGACCGCATCGAAGTCTTGGAGTCTGGCGTAGTCCAAGTACGCACTCGCACATCAATCATGGAAGGTGGCAAGCAGATCAGCGGAACATTCCATCGTCACGTTGTCGCACCCGGTGACAATTACTCAAAGGAAGATGCGCGAGTCAAAGCCATCTGTGCGGCAACGCACACAGCGGATGTCGTGTCTGCTTATAAAGCATCGCAAACTAAATAAAGGATTTCGTCATGGCTACTGTCTCCCCCGCAATTGACTTCGTGTCCGCACAAGCTGCCAAGGTACCGCGCGTATCGTGGGACAGTATCGTGACAGGCGACACTATTAACCCGTTACCAATTGCTGCGCAAGCTGCTATCGCCGGTGCTGTCCAGTTTAGTGGCACGTTCGGTGGTTCGACAGTTGGGTTACAAGTCTCCAACGATGGTACGACATACTTCGATATGAAGGACTTGGGCGGTACCGTGGTGAGCGCAACTGCTGCGGCGTTGTTCGAGTTCACGACTGCGGCCATGTATATCCGCCCGGTTGTTACCGGCGGCGCGGCCAACTCTGTAAATGTCAAGCTTGTGATGCGAGGTTAATCCATATGAACATCGCGATTCTTATGCGTAGGGTACGAAGGCAGACCTCTGCGCTCCTTAACAACCTGTTGCAGGAAAGCGGTGACGATTTGCTTCAGGAAGATGGTACATACATTTTGTTGGAGTAGGTTGGGATGAACAAGAATCACGAAGTTACTCATGCAGATATTTACGGACGCCTCTTACATTTAGAGGAGAAAGTAGATAAGCTCGATGTGAAGACAACCGAGGTTGTTGCAGCTTTTGGTATGGCCAAGGGTGCCTTCGCAGTGCTGGAGTTTCTAGGCCGGATGGCTAAACCCATCCTCTGGATTGTAGGTGTAGGCGCAGCAATCGCTGCAATTATTGAAACTTGGAAATGGAAATAGGAGAATATTATGCCCGGTATGATGAAGAAAGATGGTAAGACCGCCGCCAAACCTATGGCGTACAAGAAAGGTGGTATGGTGTTTAAACCCTGTGCGTCCTGTCCGAACCCTGCCAAGTGTAAGGCGATGGGTAAGTGCATGGCCAAAGCAAAGAAGTAATATGGGCCCGGCCGATCGTTGGAAGAATCGTCGTAAGATGGCGTGGCTTTCGATCATCGCTGGGTTGTTATTCCCACTGTTGATACTTGGTACCGAGTCGGCTGTATTGGGTCAAATTGCACTGCCGTTCTACGGGTTTGTCACTGGCGTAGTGATGACGTATATCACTGCTGCAACATACGAAGACACAAAAGGAGTAGCGGATGCTCGACCTAAAGACAACGCTGATAGCGTCCGCAGCTAGTTTAGTCATTGGTCTGGGTGTAGGCTGGACAGCAAACGACTGGCGACTCAATGGTAAGATTGATCGTATGCTTGCCGAGCATAGTCAGGCAATGGCAGTCGCAGGGCAGAACGCTATGCTGGAATCCGCAAGGTTACAGAAACTCAAAGATGAGGCTGTTAATGAAGCGAACCGAATTGCGCAGGTTAATGCGAAGGCTGCCGCTGATGCTCGTACTCAGCTTGACAGGCTGCGCCGCCAGCTTGCCAACGCAAATGATTTGTCCACCGCTACCTGTCCCTCCGCCCGTGACTACGCCGCAACCCTCGCAGTCGTATTCGGAGAGTGTGCGACAAGAATTGGCGAACTGGCAGAAAAGGCTGATGGACACGCCGCTGATTCAGCAACCCGTAAATGGAGCATGGCCCCGATGAAATATAATCTTTCCAAACGTAGTCTCGGTAATCTCGAAGGTGTACACCCCTCACTTGTTGCGGTGGTTAAACGCGCCATAGAGATCACCAAGCAAGACTTCGTAGTAATCGAAGGTGTACGTACACAAGCTCGTCAGGATGAGCTCTGGGCGCAGGGCAGGACTAAGCCGGGCCCGATTGTTACGTGGACAAGGGACGCATCCTCACATGGCATTGGCCCTGATGGGTTTGGTCATGCGGTAGACATCTGCCCGTACCCCGTGGACTGGAATGACTTATCCAAGTTTGATGCGATTGCATTGGCGATGTTCTCGGCAGCCTCTGAGATCGGTGTGCGTCTACGTTGGGGTGCGGACTGGGATATGGATGGCAAACCCCGTGAGCGTGGTGAAACCGACTCCCCTCATTTTGAATTGGTGTAAATATGGCTGGCGTAAAGATCGTAGGTTTTCTGGGTACGGCTCCGAAGATTTCCCCGGAGCTGCTGCCTAATACTGCGTCGCAGATTGCAACGAATTGCAAACTGTACTCAGGCGATCTGCTGCCCTACCCTCAGCCCGTGGTCATCGCAAACACTGGGCGCACGGGTGTAATCAAAACGCTGTTCGCATTACGCGATCCTGATACAGATGAGAAGAAGTGGCTCTCATGGACAACCGATGTGGATATTGCCATCGCCTCCAAGACCGACCGGGATGAGCAGCGTTTTTATTACACCGGAGATGGTAAGCCCAAGGTCAGTAACTATGAACTAGCAACTACCGGTGCACCACCATACCCTGTGACGTACTATGATCTCGGGCTACCACTACCTGATGACAGTCTTAAACTTACTACGGTTGCTTCAGCGTTCACGACCAAGACGACTGCCAGTTACGCGCGCGACACGGCCAATATTGCCACCATAGTGACGAGTACCGATCATGGTTTACGATCAGGGAACCTGATCTCGATCACGGGGTTTACGTTTATCTCAGGTACCTATAATCAACCCGGTACAACTACCATCACGGTTACGATTAACAATCACGGGCTAGCCAACGGTGCATCTGTCACACTGGACTTTACCTCGGGTGCGGCGCTTGACGGTACATTCACGATTACCAACGTCACGACTAATGCTTTTGAAATAACCGTTGCAACAGCGGCGACTACTAGCGGGAATGTTAACTTAGACATCCGCGGATTCAACGCAGCCAACGTCGAGTGCACGGTAGTCAACCCCACAACATTTACCTACTTCAGCCCCGGGACACAGTTCACAACGTCTACATCTTCTGCGGGTAAGGTTGATCTCGGCGGACTCACACAGGCACGTTCGTATGTGTTTACATGGATGACCCCGTGGGATGAGGAGTCGATCGCGTCGATCCCGTCTGACAACCTGTACATCAAAGAAGGTGTGACAGTTACAGTCTCTAACATCCCCACGGTTAAACCTGATGGCAACAACTTTGTCCGTGGTGTGCGGCTGTATCGCACATTACCTTCAGCCTCCGGCACGGAGTACTTCCGGCTCAATACGCTGTGGTTCCCTACCGGACTAGCGTCTGTAGAACGCACGGCGAACGTCTCGCGCGTCTCACTGGTCTTCCCTCATAACTTAGATATTGACGAGCGGTTCAAGATCAGTGGCTGCTCAGTAGCATCCTTTAACATTACTGGTGGTGTGGTTACTGACATCATTGACGACTACACATTTGAGTATGCGCAGGTTGCAGCCGATGTGGCAAACACCGCAGTCACTACGGGTACGCTGTACCATGACGTTTCTGAGAACCCCCCGGATTCAGCAGCTAGATACTGGGGTGATGGCTCCTACGATTTCATAGACGACTACGATTCCCGCAATCTATTTGACATTCTCGATTCCGATAATTACGATCCTCCTCCTGAAGATATGGTGGGGCTTGCTGCGGTACAGAATAATATCCTTGTAGGCTTCGTGGGTAATACGCTGTACTTCTCCGAGCCGGGGCGTCCCCATGCTTGGCCAGATGCGTATGCGATTACGTTGGAGCATAACATCGTGGGTGTCGCCGCGATCAGCGGTTCGATGCTTGTTATGACTGACTCTTATCCATACATCGTGTCAGGATCTGACCCTGCCAATGGGATGGCGAGTGCGCGTATTGACGCAAACTACCCGTGTCTAAACCGAAACAGTATAGTGACGATGGGGTATGGGGTTGTGTACTCCACGCACGATGGGCTCGCGGTGTACTCCCCATCTAGCGGCCCCGGAATTATCACCAAGCTGCTGTATAACAACGATACATGGCAGACCGATATTGACCCTAGCTCGGTAGTTGCTGAATACTACGGGGATAATTATTTTGCCTCGCACTCTACGGGAGCGTTTGTATTTGAACAAGATACCAAGGTCGGGGGCTTCTTTGTAAACTGCGATTACAGTTTCTCGGCCTCCTTCTACGACACCATCGACGGTATCGTGTTCTATGTCAGTGGTACGAACGGGGACATCTATGAATGGGATGACCTCAACCAACCTCCTGTTACCCAAGAGTGGAAGTCTAAAGTCATTGTCACTAAAGACATGATTAACTTGGGTGCGGCTCGCGTGGTGGCTGACTACGCAACAGTCACACAGGATTGGGATGATGCTACCCAGATATGGAATGCCGCACTATCCAATTGGGATACACCTGATGAGATTACGTTTAAGATGTGGGTGGATAAGGAACTTGTGTTTACGACGATGCTCAACAACAGCGGCACGTTTCGCTTACCTACTGGGTACCGCACTGATACGTTTGAGGTCAGTGTCGAGGGTAACATCCGAGTGCGCGCGATCCACCTAGCAGAAACTCCGTCCGGGTTAAGGGAGGTCTAAATGGCACGAGGCCCACGATTTACAGCAATCCCGGCCATCCCGCAGACCGGGCTCACCGACTGGCAGTTTAATACTCTAAACTCCATGAAGGAGAACCTTGAGCTCTTAACTGGTGCCCGGGGTAGTTCCAACGCCACTCGTGCGATTGTCGCAGGGCAAGTCGGTGTGCAACCAGCTCCTGCTCAAACGATGACACAGGTGACTGCAACCGGGACTGGATATACAATTGGGGGCGTAACAGTACCGAGCCTTGACGACTATGCAAAGCTAGTACAGAACGTCCAGTTATTGGCCAACGATGTGGCTGTTTTGCGCAACACAGTAAACGTGTTGATTAGTCAACTGAAAGGATAGCTATGAATAACCCGAATGATTCGTATACACCGAACACCACTTCGCTGGATTTACCCCCTGCGCTTGCCAGTATTCTGAATATGGGTAACACCAGTCAGGCACCTATGGCTCCTATGGCACCTGCACCCTCGCCGGGTTTAGCCTCTGGCATGATGGGGCAGCCGGTGTTCTCCTATGAGCAAGGCGGGATGATTGGTATGGGCGGTATGCCAGAGCCAATGGGTATGCCCCCCGGTGGGATGGCGAGTGGAAACGTAGGTCTTGCACCTGAAGGGCAGGGTACGCAGCAGATGACTCCACAGATGTTGGAGATGCAGGTCAACCAGTTTGCGTCACAGAACCCACAGCAAGTCGAAGGTATCCGTGTAGCAATTCAGCAAGTCATGCAGTCGGGCGAGCTCACGCAGGAAGAACTTAACATGGTTGTGCAGTTGGCCACGGTTGCGGCGCAGAACCCAGAGATGTACCCTTACGTACGTAACTTTGCAATTCAGCAAGGTATTGCGACTGAGCAGGACTTACCCCCCGAGTACGATCAGGGGCTTGTCTTTGTGCTATTGCTTGCCGCACGTGCGATGCAGCAGGATATGGGCGGTCAGGACATGATGTCCGGTGGTACTCCTGCAATGGCAGGTGGCTCGGTTGCCACACCACAAGTGACAAGTGGTGCAGTCCCCTCGATGGCCAAAGGTGGCATGACCCCCGACTCGAAGAAGGCTGATGGTTCCGTCCTTATCAACGCCCACGAAGGTGAGTTTGTTATCCCGGCGAATGTGGTCAAGATGAAAGGTAAAGAGTTCTTCGACAACCTCGTTGAGAAATACAAGGAATCTTAATGTCTGCGATGACCATCGAGATGCTGACCCCAGAACGAGTCATCGAGTTATGGCCCGAGCTGGAACCTTTCTTTGAAGCGTCCTGTGTAAGTAACGAGATTGCCAAAGATGAGCTCGATGCCAAGGATATGTACGTCCTTGCAGCTACTGGGATGGTCGCAGTCTTCGTGGGGTTCGAGGGTGGTAAACCATCCTGTGTTCTCGGTATCCAATTTAATATGACCAACGGCAAGAAGTGCGCCGATGTCGTAGCCCTTGCAGGTCGGGGCTTGATGAAATTTAAAGCAGCGTACTGGCGCGCTATACTCGATTGGCTCCGCGCCAACGAGGTAAAGTTCCTCGATGCGTATGCGACTGACAGGCTAGCCAAGATTTACAAAAACAAATTCGGTTTCACTAAATCATGCTCGTATGTCAGGATGACATTACAAGGAGATTCAAAATGAGTAAAGGCGTAAAAATGGCAATCGGCGTAGCTGCCGCCATCGCAATCCCCTTCGCAGCCCCTGCCGTTGCGGGCATGATCGGTGCCTCAATGGGTATCACTGCTGCTTCGTTCGGTATGTCTGCCGCCGTAGGAGCCACGCTCGGTTCAGCCGCAGTAGGTGCAGCTATGGGAGCGGGTACCGCAGCAATCCTTGGTCAGAACGTCGGACGAGGGGCACTCATGGGCGGTATCGGGGGTGGTATCGGTGGGTATGCAAGTGCTGCCAATGCTGCGACTGCTGTCCCCGGCAGTGGTGCAAGTCTTTCCTCGATGGGCGGCGGCACAGGCTTAGTCGGTACACCCGATGTGGCTTTCGGTGCGCAGTCTATCGGTGCTAATTTAAGTGGTACAGGACTGGCTGCTCCGGGTGCGGCAACCGGTACAGGTTTAACCTCTGGCTTTGGCGGTGGTACAGGATTAACCCTACCGTCTATTGGGTACACCGCACCCGGGGCTACGTTCGCTACTGCACCCTCGTCTACGTTTGTCTCGGGGCCAACCACTACGGGCATGGGCGGCGGCACGGGGTTGACGATGCCTACTACAGCCGCTTCATATACCCCATCTGTGGGGTTGGGTGGTACTACTACGGCAGGTCTTCCTGAAATGGGTGGCGGAACTGGCCTTACTATGCCTACTGCGGTGTCTAGTGTGGCACCAACAGCAGGGGCCGGGGCAGCGCAACCCACTACGTTTGTAGAAGCACTAAAAGCTGTCCCGCAGACTATTGCTTCTAAGTTTTCTGATCCTAAGGCTCTTGCTGATTTGACACTACGCGCAGCAGGACAACTTGCGGGTTCCGCACTCTCGGGGGATGGACTCTCTGGCGAGGAGCGTGGCCTACTGGATGCACAAACCGAGGAACTTCGTAAGCTACAGCAAACTAATGTGGCGCTCTTTAACGAACGTCTCGAACAAGCACGAGGTCTGATTGGTGAATCTAAATACTTTGACCCTGAGTACTTCGGTCTGCAACGCGCGCGCCGCACCCAGATTGCCGGGGCTACTGCTAAACGTGCAGGGCTTCGTGGTCTTGAGGGTGGTCGCCGTACAGCCGAAGGTCGCCGTTATGATTTGGCTACTGCCCGTGATACAGGTACTGCGTTCGATCAGGGTTATGGTGCCGGTGTGACAGGTCGTTTAGCCACTACGCAAGCCGGGTTGAATATGTTCCCCACTTCGTACCCATCTAGTATGGGCGGGTATGAAAGTTTGTCCCGTGCCTACGCAGGTGCAGACGCACGTAAACAACAAACACAGGGTCAAATCGGCAGTCTATTCGGTAGCCTTACCGGACGCGTAGAAGATAACACCGCCGCGAGACGCGCGTAAGCGCACTCGCAACAGGAGAATAGTATGGCAATTGGACAATTCCTAGCAGGTGCTGGTGTAGTTGGGCAGGGTTGGCGGCAAGAGGAGGACGCTCAACGCTCCTCCCGTGAGTTTGTCGAACAAACCCGCCGTGCGCGCGAAAAGTTTGGTTTGGATGTAGCCGCCGAACAGCAAGCTGCTCGTAAACGGGATCAAGATTACACCCTTGCAGGTACCGCAGAGCAGCGCGCAGCCGAACAGTTTCAGTGGCAACGTGCGCTCCAAGCTCGTCAACTTGCTGAGTTACAGCGGGTAGATGCAGAGCGTAGAAATATTGCCAACTTACCACCGGTCACTGCCGGGGCAACGCCTCCTCCTGTTAGCACTGGGGGTGCACCATTGGTTCCTATGACTGGTGCCCCTATGACTGGTGCCCCTATGACTGGTGCTCCAAGAGCGCCAGCTCCCACTGCGTACGCACCTTCGGCGCCTACCGTTGCTCCTTATGTAGGCCCAACTGGGTATACTAGCCCGTCACCCGTGGCACCTGTCACCCCGGGTTTAAACTTCGGGACTCCTAACATTGCTCCTCCTACGCAGGGTGCGCCTTTACCAATGCGTAATATCCCACCTCCTCCTGCGCCTCCTGCACCGGCTGCACCACCACCGGCTGCACCTACGTTCCCTACAACAGGGCAGCTCTATCCGGTACCACCGGCTGCACCCGGAATGTCACAAGCTGAAGCAGATCGTCTTGCTTTACTACGAGGCCCTACGGCTGTGGCTGATCTCGTTGGTGCCCCTGCGGCAGGAGTTATGAATACCATGACTGGCGTTGCGGTTGGAGCGCGTAACCTCGGTGGACGGTTAATTAACGCAATAACTGGGCAGCCTACAGTTGACACCAGTATGCAAGCGCCACAGGTAAGTCTTACGCCTTTCTATGATCGGTTCGTGCGCCAACCTGCGCAAGCAGCCGCTACTGCGGCAAGTATCACCCAACGTGGTCAGATCCCACCCACCCCACAATTACCAGATCCACAGCAGTTACTTCGCGCTATGATTGCCACGGAGAGCAGCGGTGATCCTAATGCTGTCAGCCCCAAGGGCGCACGTGGTTTGATGCAAGTCATGCCATCGACTGCGATGAAGCCCGGCTTTAACCTACCCAACATTTTTGAGTTTGCAAGGCAGAACGGTGTTGAAGTCGGCAAGCAAACCGAAGCTGAAGCCAAACGTCTACTAGCTATCCCCGCCCTTGGTGCAAACTATGGGCTGCGCGTCATGGACGCTATGCTTGAGCGATACAACGGCAACTTGAACTACGCACTCGCTGCGTACAACGCCGGCCCCGGTCGGATTGATAAGTGGTTGGCCGATGGTGCTGATCCTACTAAGCTCCCCAAAGAGACTCAGGATTACGTTCCAAAGGTATTGAAAGCACTCAATGAACAAGGTGCTGCCACGGGTGCTGCTCCCACCCCCGGTGTTCCTGCGGCTCCTGCCCCGGGTACTACTTCTGGTACACCCGCACTTGGTGCAACTGCTCCGGCTCCTACGCCTGAAGCTACCCCTGCAACCAGTGTATTAAATGCACCGGCTCCTACAGCGCCGCAGATGCGACAAGCCTCAGATTTTTACCTAGCCAACCCCGAGTCGATTCCTTTCGAAGCGCAGCAGTTGCAGACTAACGCACAGCAGCAACTTGACTTGTTGTTCCAACAGCGTCAGTCAGAGGCTCGACTCGCAGACGTCTACCGCCAATCGGGTAACGCAGCTAAGTTCTCCGAGTATCAGGGTCGTGTGTTTGCGCTTGACCAACAGATACTTACCGCGCGCCAAGGTGTTACGCAGCAGATGAATTACCTCCAAGGTATGCAGGGTATCCAAGAGTTCTCCACTGCCAACGATCCTCGTCGCCTTGCCGCCGTGTGGTCACAGTACGCAGGAGTTCCGATCGGTATTCAGCCACGCTCAGATGGGCGTTTCGATATTCTCGTTAACGGCAAGCGTACCAAGGAAGGTGTGTCAGCCAATGATGTCGTGGACTCCGCGCGCTCCGGGTTCGATGCGGCGTACCGTGCACAGAAGGGTGCTGCTTCCTCTGCATACAGCACAGCACTGACCAAGGCTCAGCTTGATATTATGGTTAAACGTGCCGAGCAGGAAGGCGCGATGATTAAAGACATCTTCGTAGAGCAAGCCAAGGGTAATATCCAACGTGGCACTGAGCTACTTAAACAGAAGTACGATGTCAAACCAACGGGAGCCGGAGATGGTACGCTTATTATTACTCCGCCCGGTGGCGTACCATATGTATTTAACCCCACAGGTCGTACAATTGAGATAGATGGGGTTAAGATTACGTCTAACGCAGCGTACCCAATAGCAGGGCTACCGACATACGGTGGTACCAAACCAAAATGAGGTAATTCATGGCCACAGCAGGACTCCCCTTCGCCAACCCCTTCATGGATAAAATGAACCTTGGCGAAGCTCCCGATCCTTACGCGCCGTTTAGCCCCACATCTAGCATTGGGCTCGGAGGGTTAGCTCCCTCCGCTGCCGACATGGCAGTGACAGGGCAAGCACTGGTTAAACAAAGTCAGTTCACAATGCCGGAGATGCAACAACCTCCGTCCATTGCGTTTAGCCCCACATCTAAACAGTTGTTTATCAACGGTGTCACGTTTGATGCCGATGATGCGAACCGCGCTTTACAGTCTGAACAACTTCTGCGCGGCCCGGGCACGGGGCTTCCGCAAGGTGGCGACTGGGTACCGCTTGACGAACAATCCTACGCACAATACCTCCAGTCTATCCGCAGCCCAAGCCTTGGTCGCTTAGCCTCTAAGTCTTTCGGGCGTGGTATCGACCAGATGCAGTCGCTTGCCGGTCGTGGGTTGCAACTTGCCGGAGCCGAAGAACTTGGTGGGCGCATTGTCGAACAGCAAGAAGAAGACCTCGCTAAGACCTCTCCTTATGATCGCCGTTTTACTGACATAGAGTCAGGGCGTGGCGCAGTCGAGTGGTTCGTAGCCAACTTCGCTCAGCAAGGCCCGAACTTAATTGAGTCTGTACTGACTGCGGGTGCGGGTTTCCTAGCCGGTACTGCCACTGGTGGCCCTGCCGCCGGCGTGGGTGGTGCGCTTGCAGGACTGATGGGCAAGACCGCATTCAAGGAAGCTGTAATTGCAGCAGCTACCAAGAAGGCTGCGGGGGCTACGCTTAACGCCGCAGAGAACAAG